TTGCTTTAGCATCATGGTCAACAAAATATCAGGTATTTATTTCTAGGATTGGAGAATCTGATATATTGACTGATGAATTTATTTCTCAGCAGCCGTATTTGGGATCATTATTTAAATCTCAAAACGCATCAACATGGGAACCAAGTCAGTGGGAAGATCTTAAGTTTAAAATATATCGTGCTGATTTTGAAAGTAGTGGAACGTTGGAGATTTACAATCCAATTCTTACTGAAGGTAATTCTCAAGTTGCTAGATTACAACCAAATTCTTTAAATATTAATTCTAGACAGATTAGAGTTGGTATAGGAACATCATTAGCAGATACTGCTCTTACTTTTGGTAATGTGGTTCAACAAGGAGCAGTCTCTGATGGAACTAATACCTATGGTGCAGCATCTAATGCAACTGGTAATTATATCAGTAATGCTGGTCAAGCAACAGGTGCATTAGGTATTGTTAATGCTGGTTTGGGATATACTCCTGCATCTGGATCTTACTCATTTACTGGTGTTGGCCTGACAAATATAACAGGTAATGGTGAATCTTTGACTGCAACTGTTGCTATTACTGATGGAGCTGTAACATCTGCAACAGTAACTAGTTCTAGTAGTGGATATCAAGTAGGTGATATTTTAGGTATATCAACAATTGGAAATGGAGTTGCTGGTAGAAATGCTAGACTTTCTATTGTTGGTCTTGGTAAAACTGATGAATTAATTCTGGATAATGTTCAAGGTACTTTTGCACTTAATGGGTTACTTACATATACTCATCCAGTATCTGGATTAACCACAACATTGAATACTAAAGGATATGGTGGCCTTGGAAGTTGTTATGCTCAAAGTATTAATACCGTAGATGATGGATTACATATGAGTCTTGATCATCGAAATCATGGTATGCATCATGAACAAAATAGAGTAACCCTTAGTGATGTTGCGTCAGATGTAACACCAACTAGGTTATCTTTACCTTACAATTCAAATTCAAGTGGATCTATTTCAGTTGAAAGTAGTAGTGATTTTGAAACATTTGAAGGAGTTAGTGTTGGTGCAACTAATCCTGGATTAGCGAAAATTGGTGATGAAGTTGTTAAATATACTGGTGCTGGAAGTGGTTCTCTTAGTGGTATAACAAGAGGAGCTGATAGGAATAATTATCTTAAGGGTGCTCCTGTTACTAAGTATGAACTTGGTGGTGTATCATTAGGACGTATTAATAAAACTCATTTAATGAGCGATGTTACAGATAGAGATCCGAATCCGATTACTTTCGATTCTTATACCCTTAAACTAGATAATGGTCATATAACTGGTAGTGTGATAGATTGCATTGATAGAAGTTCTGCGACTAGTGGTAGTTTCCCAGTATTGCATTTTAATGAAAGTAAATCTACTGGTGGGTATGATATCCATGCAACACAGAACATACCATTCCAGATTATTTCTCCTCAAATTCAGAATACAACAGTTCCTGGAACTAATGTAACTGGAGTTATGAGAACAGTTTCGGCATCTAACCTTGGTGATGGTATGGGTCAAGGTACTGATATACCATTCTTAGATAAAGGATATCAAGCAATTGCTTTGAATAAGAGTAATTATCTAGATTCTCCTAGAATGATTGCATCTAGGATTAATGAAACAAATAGTAATACAATTAAAAATTTTGCAGGTGATAGATCTTTTGGTATGACACTTACATTAGAAACAATTGATTCACATATAACTCCTGTAATTGATTTGGAGAGAATGAGTGCTATATTTGTTTCTAATAGAGTTGATAATCCAATTAAGAACTATAAGACTGATGGTAGAGTTAATGATTTATTTGAAGATCCACATGCTTGCCAATATGTCTCTAAAGAAATGGGATTATCCAATTCTGCTAGTTCAATTAAAATTATTTTGAATGGTCATCAGAATAGTTTCACTGATATTAGAGCATTTTATGCAATTAGTAATAATGCTAATTTTGATCCAATATTTGTTCCATTCCCTGGATACAAAAATTTAGATAATAATGGTAAAGTAATTAGTTTAGCTGAAAGTGATGGAAGATCTGATTCGAAAGTACCATTTAGTGATCCGAGTGGATTTAAAGCAAATCAGCTACTCTATAAAGAATATACTTTTACAGCAGATACTTTACCAGTTTTCAAACATTATAGAATTAAGTTTGTTCTAAGCTCAAACAGTCAAACTTATGTTCCTAGAGTTTCTGATTTAAGAGTTCTCACTTTAGCATAATATGGGTTTAATCAAAGTAAAAGAACATTCTAATCTTATTAAAGATTCTAGAACTGGTCAAATTATTGATAATGATGAAGATTCATATCAACGGTATATGACTGGCAAAAAAGCAAGACAAGTTGCTAAAGAAAAGGCACTGACTGTTGAAGAGGATCTTGCTAATTTAAAGAATGAAATTGGTGAAATTAAATCTCTACTAAAGGAACTGGTCAATGGCAACTAAAAAAATTACTTTTGATCCTGATTCTGGAGTAGCATTTAGTGCTAATTTGATACTTAATACAGGAGCAGATTTTAAAACAATATTTGAAGTTGTAGATACTTCAAATACTGGTTATAACTTTTCTACAACAAATTCAGTTGGTATTGCCACAACAACTGGTTGGTCTGGATCTTCTCAGATGATAAAAAGTGTATCTGTAGGGTCTGGTACTACTGCTGATGCTACTTTTGTTGTTGGTGTTGATACTACTACTGGTTCTACGAAAGGAAATGTCACCGTTTCTTTAGGATCAACTTCAACAAGAACTTTAAAAGAAGGAAAATATGTATATGATGTTTTAGTAAGCTCAGGTGCTACAGTCTATAGAATTGCTGATGGAACTATTTTGGTTAGAGGTGGCATTTCTTCCGCACCCTAAATATCAATAGAGGTAATGTGTAAATGGCTCAACCATCATCCCGAACAGAACTTATTGATTACTGTAAAAGGCAGTTAGGAGCTCCTGTACTAGAAATTAATGTTGCTGATGAACAAATAGAAGATATTCTTGATGACGCTATTCAGTTCTTTCAAGAAAGGCATTTTGATGGTGTTTATCCATCATTTCTAAAATATAAGTTGACTGATAATGATGTAAAAAGAGGAAGAGCTAGAGGTGGTAATAGTGGTAATATAGGAATAACAACAACTACAGCCGAAGCAACAATTGATGGGTCAACTGTAGAATTTGATTGGGAAGAGAATAGTAATTTTCTACAGGTTCCACCAGAGGTCATTGGTGTAAGTAAAATATTCCATTATGATGGATCTAATAGTATCACTAATAATATGTTTAGTGTTAAGTATCAATTATTTTTAAATGATATTTATTATTGGGGTCAGACGGAAATATTAAGTTATGCAATGACTAAGACATATCTTGAAGATATTAATTTCCTATTAACAACTCAAAAGCAGATTAGATTTAATCAAAGACAAGATAGATTGTATATAGATGTTGATTGGGGAAATGTCGCATCTGGTGATTATATTATTATGGATTGCTATAGAATATTAAATCCAAGTGATTATGGAAGAGTATGGAATGATTCGTTCTTAAAAAGATATACAACTGCTCTTGTTAAAAGACAATGGGGTCAAAATTTAATTAAATTTGCAGGAGTTAAATTACCTGGTGGTGTAGAATTGAATGGAAGACAAATCTATGATGATGCTCAAAAAGATTTAGAAGTCATCAGAGAACAAATGTCTAATATGTATGAGCTTCCACCATTAGATATGATAGGTTAAGAATATGGCACTTAACCCGTTTTTTCAGCAAGGTTCATCTAGCGAACAAAGTCTCGTTCAATCTTTGATTAACGAGCAGTTGAGAATGTACGGTATTGATATTCATTATATGCCTAGAAAATATGTGGATGAAAAAACTATAATGAAGGAAGTGACTTCATCTAGGTTTGATGATGCATATCCAATAGAAGCATATATTGATAATTTTGATGGGTATGGGGATAATCCAACAATGTTGTCTAAGTTTGGTATTACAGCAACTAATGAAGTAACTTTAATCATTTCTAAAGAAAGATATGAAACATATATTTCACCTTTAATGAAGAATGAGGAGAATATAAAATTATCTACAAGACCTAAAGAAGGTGATTTAATATATTTTCCTTTAGGAGATCGTATATTTGAAATTAAATATGTAGAGCACGAAAAACCATTCTATCAACTCAAAAATACTTACGTTTATGAATTACGTTGTGAGCTCTTCCGTTACGAAGATGAAGTTATTGATACTGGTGTCGATGAAATCGATGATACTCTAGAGGCTATTCCAGGTGCCGATGGTGAAGATGTTCTTATTGGTGCCAGTGGAACTCAGAAGTTAACTCTAGTTGGAACTGCAGTTCAGGCAGCTGCTGAAACTGGTATTATCAATGGAGGTATTCAATATATTAGTCTTTCAAATAGAGGAAATAGTTATACATATGCACCAAGAGTAGCAATATCTTCTGCACCAGCTGGTGGTATGACTGGTATTGCGTCAGCAAAATTACTTGGTGATATTACTGTTTGTTCTGGTGCTATTGATGATAAAGCTAAGAAAGTAGTTCAGAGTATTGATATTGTAAATCCAGGTTATGGATATACTAGCAATCCTCAAATTGAAGTATTTGGTGATGGTGTAGGTGCTGCAGCCACTTCCAAGATGGAAAATGGTGTAATTGGTATTGTTACTATTACTGCTGGTGGTTCAGGATACACTACAACACCAACTATTACATTTGCTGCACAAAATGGTATATCTACAACTGGTGCTGCTGCTACAGCGATTCTAAGTTCTGCTGGAGCAATATCTGCCATCCATATAACAAATGCTGGTGCTGGTTATACAATTGCACCAACAATTACAATTGCTTCTCCAGGAAGCACAGGTTCTGGTAATTACTCCTTTAATGAGACAATTACTGGAGGAACAAGTGGAGCTACTGCACGAGTAAGAACATGGGATGCTACTGCAAATGAGATTGAGATATATAACATTACTGGAACATTCTTAACTAGTGAAACAATTACTGGAGGATCTTCAGGTGCAACTCATATGATACGATTAGTTGATACAAGCAATTTTGATGATGGATATGGAGAAAATGATGACTTCCAATCTGAAGCAGATAATATTTTAGACTTCAGTGAACAGAACCCATTTGGTGTACCATAAATAAAATATCAGGTCTATAATTATGTTTGAATATTTTTATAACGAAATCTTTAGAAAAACCATTATTGGTTTTGGTACTCTGTTTAACAATCTTACCGTTAAACAGGAGGGTTCTGTTGTAAAAGTTCCCTTGGCATATGGCCCAATTCAAAAGTTTTTAGCAAGATTAGAGCAAGCACCAGAATTAAGTCAAGCAACTCAAATTTCATTACCAAGAATGTCATTTGAATTTACTGGTCTTACATATGATCCTGCTAGAAAAGTTAGCACTACTCAACAGATAACAGTAAAGGATCCAGATTCAGGAACAGATACAAAAAAAGTATATACCCCAGTTCCATATAATATGCAATTTGAATTGGGTATTATGTGTAAGTTGAATGATGATGCTCTTCAACTTGTAGAACAAATTTTACCTTATTTTCAACCACAATATAATTTAACTATCAATCTTCTTTCATCAATAAATGAGAAGAAAGATGTTCCTATTATATTGGAAAATGTAACTATGCAAGATGATTATGAAGGTGATTATACATCTCGTAGAGTTTTACTTTATACAATGAGATTTACTGCAAAGACATACCTATTTGGCCCTGTTTCTTCTGCTACGAAGGATATTGTCAAGTCTGTTTCTGTTCGTTATCTTGCTGGTGGTTCTAAGAGCACAGAAAGAGATGTTACTTATAAAGTTACACCAAGAGCAATTAAAGATTACACTGGTGATGTTGTTACCAATCTTGCTGAAGATATTGCAATAGATGCAACAGAAATAAATGTTAATGATGGAACTGCAATTACCGTCAAGAAATATGTTGAAATTGATGGTGAAGAATTATATGTTTCTAAGATTACTGGTAATAAACTTACCGTTAAGAGAGGTCAGGATAAGACAACTGCAGCTGCACATGTAAGAGGAACTCCAGTTAAAGGTATTGATTATACTGGAACTGAAGATACTAATCTTATAGAAATGGGAGATGATTTTGGATTTACTGGTGTAATTACATGAAGATGACTAATTTAGATGATGCCTTTAATGTAGAATCAAGTGTTGTTCCTGCGGATGAACTTAAACCAGCTGTTGGTATACAAAAACCTGATAGACTAACCAAGAATGATGTTGAAAAAGATTATGAGTATACTCGTGGTAATCTTTACAGTATTATAGAAAAAGGTCAGGAAGCAATTAATGGTATTCTTGAACTTGCCCAAGAGAGTGAGATGCCTAGAGCATATGAAGTTGCTGGTCAGTTAATTAAGAGTGTATCGGATGCAACTGATAAGTTAATGGATCTTCAAAAGAAATTAAAAGATGTAGAAGAAGAAAGTAAAGTAAAAGGCCCATCTACTGTTAATAATGCATTATTTGTAGGATCCACTTCAGAACTTGCAAAACTTTTAAAAAATGGTATAGAACCTAAAGAAGATAAATAACTTTGGGAGAGGAATCCCGAAGTATATAAACTACTCATAAAATGTCGGACAAGTTACCGTCGATAGATGACTTCTACGAGGAGTTACCAACAATCGATGAAGTTATAAAAGAAGAAAAACAGTTACCTTCTATTGACGAGTTCGTTGAAAAGGAGAAAGAAGATGTAGAAGAAATATCTGACAATGCTCCATGTTCTATAGAAGAAGATGCACAACAAGATTTAACGGAGATAGTACGTCTAATAAATGACGTAAGAAAAGATATTCCAGAGATACCTGAAGTAAAATATTATGATGAGCAATTAGAGCAACTCACAGCATATGTTGAGGAGATAAAGGAAAGTATCCCAGAGATACCAGAACAGAAGACATATGATGCAGAAGTAGAAGCAATATGTGAACAGATTGATAGTTTAAAAGAAGAAGTAGATAAGAATGCTGCAGATATACCAGAGATAAAGTATTATGATGAGCAGATAAGTGAACTTGAAAATAGACTCAATAAACTTCCTGAAGTAAAGTATTACGAAAGTGATCTTGAATCTTTAAAGGAAGATGTTCTTGCAGTAAAAGAATCTATTCCCAAGTTCCCTACGTGGGTTAATGAGGTTAATGAAGTCCCAGATTTTTCTTGGATTGGTAAGACCTTTAGTGTAATTGATGATGATTTTATAAAGTTAAATGATAATTTAGATTTTGTTAAAGGTAGGATTGATCAAGAAGTTCAGAAGTTATCTGAAAATATAGATGTAAAACGGTTTGAATCTAAGAATGATATTGACGTATTAAATAGAAATTTAAAAGAAACTAAAGATAAAATATATAAAGAATTAAGGGAAGCTGCACTATCAATTCATGATGCTAAACATGGGTATAAGAATGATGATAGGTTATTAAAGAAGAATATACTTAGTAAGTTTAATGTATTAAATCAAAGAGTTGAAGAAGAAGTTAAGGAATTCAATAGAAAGAACCTAGAAACTAAAGATTTATATGGTGGATATTTTGAAGGGCTTACTCAGGAGATAGCAAATCTTCCAGAAGTCAAATATTATGATGAAGACATTAAGAAAGTTAAGGAAGACTTTAATATAAGTTTAGATTCTCTTAAGATTTTAGTTGAAGAGATAAAGGAAAAACAACAAGCAGTAAAGAATGAAGTAAAAGATATACAAGATATACAAGAAGGTTTATTAAATGAACCACCAGAAAAGAATCAATCTGTTGGTAGTGGTTCTGATCCATTAGCTCCATTAGATAAACAGTTTCGTAGTTTAAAGGAATTAGCAGATCATTATAGATTATTCATTAATAGAACACAACAACAATTAGCAGTAATTGGTGGCGGTGGTGCAGGTTATATTAAAGATCTTTCTGATGTAAGTGTTGCTGCTACTCCTGATACTGGTAGTTTGTTAATTTACAATGGTACTGATTGGGTTGGAATTGGAAGTACTTTAATATCAAGTGCTGATCAATCTTTAGATTCTGCATTAAAGGTTGGTAATGTATCTGGCATTGGAATGAGTGTCGGTGTTATTACTGCTACTAATGGTTATTTTAGTGGTATTGTAACTGCTGCTTCACTTAACTATGATGTTGTAACTGATATCTATTCTACTGGTATTGTTACTGCAACTAAAGGAATTCAGCAAACAGGTTCAGAAGGTTTACATGTAACTGCTGGTGTATCCACATTTGTTGGATTAACATCTTGCTTAGGTGGTCTTAATGTAAAAGCAGGTTCAGCAAATACATCATTGATTGTAGAAGGTGATGCTCGTATAATTGGTGTTTTAACTGTAGGTAGTGGATCAGTTACTATTGATAAGGATACAATACATGTTGGAACTGGAATAACACTCCATAGAACAACTGGTAATATGACCGTTTCTGGTATTATTACTGCTGGAGTATATCATGGTGATGGTTCTGGATTAATAGGTGTTGCGTCTACAGATAATATTAGTAGTGGAACAACGGCAAATCTTTATGGTGGATTAAAAGTTGGTTCAGCAGCAACAATAGCTACGAATGGTAATGCAACATATTCTGGTATTGTAACTGCTGCAAACTTTGTTGGTGGTGGTGCTAACATCACAGCAATAAGCGGTTCTAATATTGCTTCTGGCACGGTTGCTGCTGCACGAGTTGCAACCCTAAACCAAGATACAACAGGTAATGCTGCTACAGCTACTATATTAGAAACTACAAGAGCAATTGGTGGAGTAAACTTTAATGGTTCTGCTGCAATTAATCTTCCAGGTGTAAACCAATCTGGTAATCAAAATACTTCTGGAACTGCTGCAGGATTAAGTGGTAGCCCAACAATTACTATTACTCAAGCAAATGTCAGCACTGGTGCTACTGTATTTGCTAACGGTAATATTGCGGCCGCAGGGATAGTAACTGCTAATGGTGGATTTGTTGGTGGATTAACTGGTGCTGTTACTGGTAATGCTGATACTTCTACTACTGCTACTACAGCAACTAACATTACGGTTTCTGCAAACAATTCTAGTGATGAAACTGTTTATCCAATATTTGTAGATGGTGCTACAGGTGGTCAAGGTGCAGAATCTGATACTGGATTAACATATAATCCATCTTCAGGTAATCTTACAGCAACACAATTAACAGGAACTCTACAAACTGCTGCACAAGCAAATGTTACTTCATTGGGAACATTAACTGCATTAACCGTAGATAATGTCATAATAAATGGAACAACTATTGGTCATACAGATGATACAGATTTATTAACTGTTGCTAATGGTGCGTTAACTATTGCAGGCCAAACTAATGTTGGAACTGCTGCTACTCTATTTTCTAATGGTAATGTTGCTGTAGCAGGTTTAACAACATCTAATCGTGGTTTTCAAGTTGGAACTGCTGCAAGCATATTTGCTAATGGTAATGTAACTTGTGGTATTATTACTGCAACCACACTTTATGGTGATGGTTCTAATTTAACGGGAACTGGTCCACAAGAAGCAGATACTGCAGTTTCATCTACAAGTGCAACAACAGTATTAACACTTGCAAAAGCAGATTATCGTGGATCATTTGTTAAGGTATTAATTACACAAGGTTCAGCTTATCAAATTGGTAAATATTCAATAATACATGATGGCACAACAGCAACAATTGTTGAAGAAAGTGCAGTTGCTACTGGTTCTATGTTAGGAACATTTACTGCAACAATTAGTAGTAGTAATTTATTAATGCAAGTGAATATGGGAAGTGCTACTTCCGCAACGGTTACTGTTAAAGCAGACAACATTACAGTTTGAGGCATAAAAAACTATGGATAGGATACAAAGAACTTTTAAACAGTTTCAAGGAATTGCTGAAGAACATAAACAATGCCCACAAGGAAAATATTATTGTCATAAAGAAAAGAAATGTATGCCCATTCCAAGAGGGTATTATGTTGGAGCTAGAGGTTGGTTAAAACCAGATCCAGAGGAAGATGCTAAAAAGAATGGAAACGGAAATGGTCATTCAAATGGTAATGGTAATGGTAATGGTAATGGTGGTAACGGAAATGGTGGTGGAGTAAGTGAATCTGTAGAATTGAATATTGAAGTTCCAAAAAATGAAACTGAATTTAGAATGGGTTTGATGTTTAGAGAAACTTTAGATAAAAACAGTGGAATGCTTTTTGCTTTTGAGGAAGTAGGAGAAAAATCATTTCATATGAAAAATACTACTATTCCCTTAGATATTGCCTTTATTAATAAAGATGGTATAATAGAAAGTATAAAGGAACTCGAACCATTAAACTCCAATCCAATATCTTCAGATTCTGAAGTTTTATATGCATTAGAAGTTAATCGTGGTTGGTTTGAAAAAAACAATATTAAGATTGGAGACAAAATTGTATAGTGGTTAAAGTATATGATGATTTTTTAAGTGAGTCTGAATTTGCACCAATAAAGGATTTCTTTTTAGGATTTGATATTACTTGGCGTTGGTGTGGTAACAAATCAAGAACTGGAGTTGATGATTTAGATAATTATCAGTTTTATCATTTGATTTATGAAGATGGTGAAGTTAAATCCGATGCTGCTCAACTCTTATTTCCTATTCTTAATAAAGTTAATAGTGGGAGACTTATTAGAGCAAAGGTCAATTGCAATCCAAGAAATGCAAGAATTCTAAAATATGGATTGCATATAGATCAATCGGTTGATTGTACAACTGCAATATATTACATTAATAGTAACGATGGGTTTACAGAGTTTGAAAATGGTGATACAATCGAGAGTGTTGAGAATCGGTTGGTAACTTTTCCATCTAGATTACATCATACAGGTACAACCTGCACTAACCAAAAACGTAGAGTAGTTCTGAATTTAAATTATTATGAGTGATGAATTAGTTCGCATTGCAAATGCACTAGAAAGAATTGCAGACTTCTATGAGAAGGGATTGCATGTTGATATTGATCATGCTCATATAGATGACATCGGTGAAATTCATGGTGATGTAGTTACACACCCCAAACAATTCTAAATATGTCTAAACAGCAAAAACTAAAGTTTACCATCAGACAAGATGGTCATGTTACTGAAGAAGCTACTGGTTTTACCTCTCATCAATGTGTAGAACTTACTAAACAAATAGAAGAGAAACTTGGAACTTTAGAAACCCGTCAATTTAAACCCGAATTTTATTCTAACAATGTCGCACTTCAGCACGATCAAAACCAAGATCAAACACAAACCACAATTGATTGAAGCACTAGAACTTCTTCAGTATGATGTTCAGGAGGATCAAGAATTAATTAATCCTACTAATCATCAACATGAAAAAGTAAAAGTAGATGTTTCTATAGGTAATGATATTGGATTTCGTTTGAATAATAGTGGTGAGTATGAATTGGTAGCAGATATACAAACTTGGAAAGATCCAGTTCCACCAAAGAGGTTTGTTGAAAAAGTTACTCAACAGTATGCAAGAATGACTGTACATAATACAATAAAGGAAATGGGATTTCAAGTTGAAGAAGAATGGGAGATGGATGATAACTCCATAGAATTGACTGTTACACGTTGGGAATAGGTTAAGATATATTAAATTCTATATAATAAACTAGTGAGTTGTTATTATGAAAAAATGGATAGGTATTAGTCTAGGAACACTTTTAGGCATATCCCATATAGGAATGATAGGGATGATTGCCAGAAAGGAATCATTCCCTAAGTTGAATTTGCCTATCGGTGAATATACTTCTTACAATGTAATAGCAAATAAAGAGGGATATACAATAAACTATAGAGCACATGATCCCAGAGTACTAGTTAAGTCTGAAGGAATTGACAGGCCTGCTGGATTATTGGGATTAGGTAAAGCAAAAATATCTAAGCATGAGCAGTATTATCTGGCACCATCACAGAGTAAAGATAGTGGCTTAGATCCTAAAAATATTGCTTGTATTAAGAAGAAAGGTGGTGGAGAAGGAACAGGTAGAATGGTAGGTGGTGCTGCTGGAGCTGCTGTGGTTACTCAAACTGGTATAGCATCTATTCCTATAATTGGATGGGTTCTTGCTGGTGCTGCTACAATGATTGGAATGGATCAAGGAGCAGAGATTGGTGGTCAGATGGCTGAAGATCTTGCTAAAGAATGTCAGGAAGATAAATAACTAGGTATTTGTATGTTTTTCAATGGGCCCAGCACAAATTGCTGCTTTAGAAAATTGTGGCATTGAAGTTCAAGACTTCAATGGAGATATTAAATTTCGTGAATTTGAATTCATTGATATAGTAAAACCCGAACCAATTCATTCACCTAAATCAAATATACAATACGAAGATCCATTAAAGGAAGCAACCAAACTTCCAAACTACAATAAAGTAGGAAATATAATAGATTGCTATTTGGCATGGAGAGGAAGTAACTACATGATAAAAATGTTTTTCCCTTCAGTCAAAAAACCCTCACGCAGAGAAGTTCAGGATCAAATGAGAAAAGTCTATCCTGGTGCTAAACTCTGGAACTACCAAGTATCGGAACATGAACCTGGAGAACCAATCCTCCAAGTCGGAGGAACATAAAACCGAAGAATTAAAGAAGCAAGTAGAAAACTTAAAAAAAATTTTAGAACTACAACAAAAAACAATAGAACACGATAGGAAAACTCAAAAATTTGGAAAATATGAAATGATTTAATTATGGCTATGATCACTGACGATGTTTATCTTGGTAATCCCCTTCTTAAGAAGGCTAATGTTCAGCAGGAATTTACTAAAGAACAAGTTCTTGAATTCATGGCTTGTAAGGTAGATCCTGTATATTTTGCAAAACAACATGTTAAGATTGTAAGTTTGGATGAAGGTCTTGTTCCTTTTCAACCTTATGACTTTCAAGAGAAATTAATACAAAATTTCCACGATAATAGATTTAATATATGTAAGATGCCTCGTCAGACTGGTAAGTCTAC